ATCGAAACTCTACGTAGTAAGCAATTAAGTATTACACCGAATTTATCTGAAATGACAGATAAAATTAGAGGTACTTACAATGAAGTTTTCAATAAAGGTGATGTTGTTGTCAATAAGACAGTCAATAATATACCAGCACCACCGGCAAAGACGGAAGAAGATGACGAAACACCTGTTAGAACTACCGATCCTTCACTGTTGAGATGCCAAATGAATTATGCAGTAGCCTGCTAACAAAAAACCCACCTTGCGGTGGGTCTAAAACTCTCCAGAAGACACTTAAAAAGAAAGAGTTTTAATCTTCGATAACGAGTTCGTAATCTTCTTTAGAAACACCACACTCAGGGCAACCAACAGAGTCTGGTAAAGATGCATAATCTTCTTCAGAAAGAATGTGTCCACAAACTACACAACGGTAATATCTCATTGTAAACCTCCTAATACTGCTTGATATGCTTCAGCATGTTTCTTTTCTACTTTAGCAAGAGCCGCAAATCTTTTTTCCGCTTTCTTAAGAACTATTGCGAATTGCTCTGCATGTTCTTTTGATTCTGCAATTTGTTCCTCTAACTCTTTTTGCGCTTCTGATTTACCTTCAGAAACCGCAATAGCATGAAACTTGGGATACATTTCGGTAAACTCATACGTTTCACCGTCAATTGCTTTTTGTAGGCATTCTTTCGTAGAAGGTTTACCGATTAGCAATTCTAAATGACCCCATGCGTGTAAAATCTCTTGGTCTGCTGTATGTTCAAAGTGTTTTGCAACATCTTCAAAGCCTTCTTCTCTTGCAATCTTTGCAAAGTATCTATACTTGATATGTGCCATCGACTCACCGGCTAATGCACTTTCAAGACTATCTAACGTTCGACTCATATAAACTCCTTAGTTAAAAAATGATAAGTAATCTCAAGGACTACTTATCATAGTTTATCACAATTTCATATCAAAATCTAATTGATTTTTTCTATGAACGTTATTGTCTGGCTTAATCTTCTTCTGCCAAGCGTGAGAAGTAATCTAAGTCATCATCTTCTGCTACCAATTCAGCATCTTTGAACTTGGCTTTAGGAGCTTCTGCTTTGATTGTCTCAACGGTAGTCCTAGGTGTCTCAGAAACCCCTAGGACTTTGTCCAAGCGTTTCTTAAGGTCATCATAAGACTTGAACTCTTTATCACTTACAAGTACTTGTAAAGAGTGCTCAGAGTTATAAATCTTCTCAAGTTCGCTATCATCATTACTCAATGGTGCTGGTGATGTGAACTCAGACTTATCATAGTTCTGGTAACCATCAACTTTACGAATCTTCAATTTGAAGTTAGCACCTTTCCACAAATCAAATGGATCAAATGGTTTCTCATCAGGGAATGATGGGTTCCATGCCTCTACCAATTTTTCGTAGATTTTCTTACCGTATTTGAATAAGAATACTTTACCTTCATTCTCTGGATGTTTTGGGTCAGAAACAATGTATACATTCGATACGTAATTTAACTTACGCTTTCTATCTCTTGCTACTTGTTTATTAGAATCAATACCAGAGTTCCATAACAAACTATTGCTCTCACAAACAGGACAATTTTTACCTTGAGTTGTCAAACAATTATCGATTAACCAACCACCAGGACCTTGAAAGCCGTGATGCCAGTATTTAACCCATTGTAAGCCATCTTCACCATCTTGCGGTGGTGTAGGTAAGAAACGAAGTTCAGCCATACCATTGCCAGCCTTATCGACTTCTGGTTTCCAAAATAGTTCTTTATTTGATGCACCATCGAATGAGGTGCCGAGTGCTTCAGCGGCTTTTGCAAGACGGTCTAGATTTGAACCTTCTTCCGCTTTTTTCTTTAGTTTAGAAAAATCTACCATATGTATTTCCTTTCGTTGTATACGTTGTATTTCGACTTATTTCGCATGTTTCATAATATAGTCTATTTATAAGAGTTTTTGCAACTCTTGTATTGTCTCTTTGGCACTTTTATGCCAAATAGCAATTCCACCGGCTTCAATCCAATCGTCAATAACACTTCTAGTGTCATCAATAATGATTGAGTCCTTATTCGCATATTTGTACTTGAGAGACTTACCAGGTACAAAGTGTCTTGGGTATTCAATACGGTGTTTCTTTAACCATACTGTTTTCTGTTCAGAGATTGTTTCATGTGAATCTTCTCGTGCAGAAGAAGATAGAATGTGTATAGGTGGGTAGGCTTCATCTAAGAACTTGATGAGTTCTAGCATGTCTTCCATAGGCTCTAGTGTCTCAAATTGTCGAGTCTCAATGAAGTGTGTAAAGTTCTTACCGAATGAGCCTTTACGTTCAGCCATATCAGTATGAATCTTGTACAACTCAATATACCGTTTTTGAAAGTCACAAATAACACCATCCATATCGAGGTAAATAGTTTCAATCATAATAAAATATCTTTCATAGTTTTCTTAAGGTCATCTCTATCATATTTTAAAAACGGTGTGTATTTTAAAATAAGAAGTTTATACTTCGGCCATATTATAGAATCACTTATCTTTTCACTCCACATCGGTATGAATTGCAGAAGACTCTCCATGACACATACCGTTTCAATTTTCACATCACCATGCATTAATTCTCTCAGCAATATCGGATACTCACCATTGTTAACATATAATAACTCTCTTGGTTCTTCAACCAAGTCTCTAAGATGCATTATATCTTGTTTGAAGTTATATGTCAATGCTTGATTTCTTTTTTTCCAGTCCAAATAGTTATCATGTGCATCATTCTCTAAAAGATTACCTGCCCACTTAACATTAGAAACCAAAAAATTGGCAACTAAGAAATCTTTGAGTTCATCATACTTGTACTTCTTGGCTAATTTGTAAAACTGAAACTTGTCTTTTCGTTTTGAAAATTGATCCTTTGTGACGTTGGTTTTGCCATTGTACTTAAAGTAATCGTAAGAATCAGTAGTAAAATGAAGTTTAATCGCATTGTATAATGAACATGCCGCAAAGCCTGTGTTCTCATCAATCATATAGGCAGTTTAGAGGTCTTTTTAAGTAAGTTGAGTTCTTGTGCTTCTTCTCGTATCTTCGCTTTAAGAGCAGAGGTGAGTAGTTTTGATGCTACATCAACCTCTAATCCTGCTTGCTCACAATGCCAAAGAATGGCTTCCATTTTAGATATACTCTTGTCTCTCGATATGGTTTCAATCAAGAGTGAGAAGTTACTTATTTCAGTTTTAGTTGGTGTTGTCATAGTATAATTATATCACAGTACAGAGTTTTTGTCAACTAATATTTCGCATAAAAGATATGATTGCCGATTGTTTTTACCGGATGAATATTATTCCATGCAGGATGAACATAATTCGCATGGTAGAATAGTATCTTTGCCTTTGCGATATCTTTGTGTAGAATACCTTCAGTCATTGCCTTTTTTGCAATTAATAAGGATTCTTCCCATGCATATTCATTGCGAACAGCATAAGACTTTTCACATACCCATGTAAACTGGCAAGTCTCACCAGTCTTCTGATACACAACTCCACATATATCTGATGGGAAGTTTTTGTTTTGTGTACGGTTCATTACAACTTGTGCTACGGCTAGTTTACCCTCATAAGGTTCCATAGCGGCTTCATAATATAAATTCTTTGCCATGCAAAGCACTTGTTTATTAAAATTATCTTTAACTGCTTGTGTCAAAGATGGTGACGGTTTTGCATTAGTAGTAATTAATGCCAATGATAGAATTAGAAATAAAGTTTTGTTTAGGAACTTCATCTTTTCTCCTTGATGATTGGGCATAACTCTGATGAGTTGCCGGCCTCCAATGTGTTGTGTGGAGGATGAGATTATGAATAGCATAGATTCATAATTGGGACTTTTATTGAGAGTCCCTTAACTCATTGATTTATTTAGACTCTTAGAAACTTACACGAGCGGCAACGCCTGCTTGTTTGTCTTTAATGTCTTGGAACGATGCAGATGCGTTCAAATCAATAGCCAATGTTTTTGTCAATGGATATGATACACCTGTATATGCTACGGTTTGTTTTGGGGCATCTTTGTCCCAGTTAGCATGTGTTTTAGCACCAACAAATGCGTAAACAGGACCAACTTTGCTACCCAAAGTACCACCAACTAAACCATAGTTGTATGCAGTATCTTTAGCGGCATCAAAACCTTGGTCACGACCAGCACCAGCATATACATTCAATACACTAACTTGATATCCTAAAGTACCTTCGAAGCTATTGTACATACCGCCTTGAGTTTGCACTTGTGTACGGTCTTGAATCACAACATCAAAACCAGCACCGATATCTTTACCAGCACGTACAGTTTCTACTGTAGCATGTTGGGATTTATCAGTACGACTTTGATTTGCATCGACACCTACAGAAACAAAATCAGCGGCAGATGCAATACCTAGAACTGCCATTGTGGCGATTGCAATAATTGTCTTTTTCATCTTTTCTCCTTAAGTTAATAAAACAAGTTGATTCTGTTGCTAAGTTCAACTTGCAAAACTCCGATGGAGCTTACGCTACCATCAAGAAACGCTCATCGTTTGCATTTACACAATTTTGCTTTTTACGTCTACTCCTGACGAGTTGTCTATGCCTCTACTATTTACCCTGTCGAAACCAAGTGCACCCCCATCAAAAGCATACTATCTCTACTTAAAGTTTATCAGCAAGCCGACTCACAGTATGCTTTTGGTGGAGGTGGGGAGATTCGAACTCCCGTCCAGAGCACCTTTTGATTTACTTCATACAACCATATTCACATTATACATTAAATTATTTAGCGTGTCAAGGTAATTATGTTACGAACGTTCCCGGTGTTGTAAATCTATGAATCCAATAAGGTCCACAACCTACTTGTGGAATAGTAGATGGTGCAGGATAATATGGTGAGAACGATAAAGTAGGTTGATTCGTAATTGTGTCTCCTCCAGTAGCCAATTGTGTGGGACTTGAATAAATGAATACTGCGGCACCGGAACCACCGCAACCACCTAGAGTGGGATAACCACCACCGCCACCGCCGCCACCTGTACCTGGTGTGCCTGAAGTTGCATGAGTGATAGCACCCGGTGGTGTATAATGTAATCCAGATCCACCTCCACCTGCTCCTCCTACCCCATAAGGCCTTCCATATGTATATGCTAGAGGTATTGGTGGTGATGAGCCGGTGGTGGTGGCTTGCGAACCACCTCCTCCACCACCATACGTGTTACCATCAAGAAATTGAATTCCTGGTCCACCATTTGCGGCTGATGCTCCGGAAGGGCTTGGGTTGACAAATGAACCTGGAACACCGCCGCCTGTTGTACCACCACCCCCACCAGAAACAGAAACACCATGTGAAGAACAGGTTGCAGTTGCACAACCACCTGGAAAATTACCTAAACCACCAGAACCAACCCCAGGACCAGGTATAGTCGCATATCCTCCCCCACCTGCACCCGCACCAGAACCAGGATAACCTAATCCTTGAGTAATGGTTGGTGGTGCATAATATGAGCCGCCAGCACCACCGCCGTATCCAGTAATGGTTGTTGGTCCAACTATCGTGGTTGGTGTGCCTGGAGATCCAACCGATGGTCCTGTGCTACCTCCCGATCCAATCGTAACTGCAAAAGATGTCGAACCTGCAATGCACGATAAGGAAGTGAAATGATATCCTCCTGCACCACCACCCCCACCCTGATATGATCCTGCACCACCACCACCCATAGCCAAAACAATCAGTTTACCAGGAAACGATGATTTACCATATGCACATGAAAAAGATATTGCACCTGACGGCACACCTAACAAGGTTCTAACTGGAGAACAATTCATTGATATTGAAGCAGTTCCAGGACCGGATAGTTCTTTCTCAATTGATTGATTATATGAACCGCAGGTTTGAGTACCGGCTATTGATATTGCTTTTGAACCAGGATTTGATGAAGGTATAATTGCCATTTACTTTTTATTTGATATTATTGCAGTTGAGGTTTCCTTGTCAAATTTAATATACCCCTCACAACAGATATTCCAGTCATCGTTACCTAGACCGTCACCTGTGGTTTCATCATGTGAATCAACATTTATTTTAAAATGTTTGACAAGATATTCTTTTTTACCATTTTCAAAGACTCTCCATACGTGTTCCATCGAACCTCGTCCTGGTTGTCCTCGTGTTTTATTGAACCTAATATGGTATTTATTCATATTACTTCTGCTTGTGGTCGACAAACCTGTCCTGGTTGAATTGCCGGTACCACACTTAAGTTGAAATGTATGAATATGAATGGGTTATCCGAACCATTTCTACCAAAAGCATGAGGTAACCATGCATTAGAGAACATAAAAGTACCAGATTTAGCACCAAAGTTAACTGCAATACTTGCCGGTGTTGCTTCTGCTATGTTTCTTTCAGGTAGATTAATCTGTTTCTTACCTGGTCTTGGGTCATGGAAAATAATATTAGAGCAATCCTGAGGACACTCTAGCATATAGAAACCGGTTAATTGAGCACCAAATGGGTGTATATGCTCTTCATTGTGTGAATGTTCGTAGTGTTCCTGTGCCCAAAAGTCTTGTACATACACATTGAATTGTTGCATATCATAGCCTTGGCTATCTAAGATATTCCATCCTGCTTGTGCAGTATATTGTACCAAATCCGCAACTCTAGCATCATTTTGAAATGTATTTGACATTACAACAGGATACAGTTTATTCAAAGAAGGTCCATAGCTTTTTCTGGCTTCTTTGAGATATTCTCTTGCAACTGTTCTCGCATTATCTAAAAATCTAGGCTCTTCAATCACATAGACCATTGATGGAAAATATGCATAAGCCAACATATCTGCTGGTTTTATTGTTTCTTTGACCTTTTCCTTAACCTTTTTCAC